TTGGGGAGAAACCTACCGAGAAGAGCGAAGTTAAAACCGAACTCAACATCGGCGAAGAAGACAAGAAACTACTTAACAACTTAACTGAAAGAATAAAATGAACCAATTAGAGTTTTTAAGGCAAAAAGAATTTGAGTATTGTAGCGACAACATAGAGTATTTTATAGAACATTACATCTACATAGAAGAACCGGACAATAAAGACAACATACTGCAACTATTCAAACTATGGGACAAACAAAAGGAATTGCTAAATAGCGTACATAATAATAGACTGAACATAATACTAAAAGCAAGACAACTTGGGGTAACCTGGCTAACTCTTGCTTATTCTATGCACCAGTTGCTATTTAATGTGGGCTACTTAATAATTGCATTGTCCAAGACCGAAGAGGACGCCAAGGAACTAATAAGAAGACTAAAAACGATGTTAAGTAAACTAGGTATGTTTATAAAAGAAGATACTGATGAGAATAAAGACTGGCAAGGATTAAAATATAGGACAACAGCATTGTCAATAGAAATACTGCACAAAGATAAAGCGAGTATGTTCAAAGCATTTAGTTCAAGCAAGAGTGCAGGTAGGTCATTTACTGCCAACTTACTAATACTAGATGAGTGGGCATTCCAACAATTTGCCAAGGAGATATGGCTAAGTGCATACCCTACTATAAATAGACCAACTGGTGGCAAGGTAATAGGTCTATCAACCATAGATAGAGGAACATTGTTTGAAGAGATATACACAGGCGACAATGATTTTAATAAGATATTTTTGCCGTGGTATAGCGACCCAAGAAGAACACAAGAATGGTACGATAATACTAAAAGAGATTTAGGCGATTCAATAATGCAAGAGTACCCAGCAACAGTAGAAGAAGCATTAACAATACCTGGAGGAGCATTCTTTCCAGAGTTCAAGCAACACATACACATAAATGATGACCCTAGCATAGATAAAAACGCCGTATGGTATACGTTAGACTATGGATTAGATATGTTATCAGTAACAGGTATATCTTTATATAAGGGCAGATATAAAGCATTTGATGAAATATACGAACAAGGACTATTAGCAAGTGAAGCAGCGAAGTTATGTTATTCGAGAGGAATACGTAAATCATTTGCTCCACCTGATTTGTGGGACAAGAACAGACACACTGGTAAGAGTACAGCAGAGATATTTCAAGAGAATGGAATAATGCTTGTTAAAGTAGATAATTCATTTGAGGGTGGCTGTATTAACTTAAAAGAATATTTAAAACCAATAGAGGTTAGAGATGAACAAACGGGAGAGATTTATTTAACTGCTAACTTAACGTTTGTAAAAGGTGCTTGTCCAAACGCAGAGAGATGTTTAACAAAGATACAAAAGGATAAGAACAACCCAAACGTATATGCTAAAGAACCGCACGAATTAACTCATAAGGTAGATGACTTAAGATACTTCAGCACAGGTAGACCAATGTTAAAGAAAGAACCAACTGAAATGGACTTATACAAACAACACAAATACGAACAAAACATAGAAGCTATTGCTGGTAAGATAGACAACCTAAATAGTTTCTTGAAATATTAAAGGAGGACACTATGGAATATGTTTTATTAGCAATAGTATTATTAGAGGGTGGATTCATAACATACTTAATGACTAAGACAAAGAAACCAACTATTGAACCAACTATTGAAGAAAAAGAAAAGCAAAGACAAGAGAGAATAGAACGCGATTTTGCTAAACTATTCAGCTATAATGAAACAATAGCAACGAGGGGGTATAAAGATGAATAACAAAATAACTGAAGATTGGGAACTATATGACAATGGCATAAGATATAACCAAGCAATAATCAACGGCGACAAATCATACTATGACCAAATAGATGTCAATATAGCGTTTGCTAATGGCGACCAATGGCGTAATGTAGAAGCCGAGGAAATATCTAAACCAATGATACCTATAATACAAAAGGCAAAACAACATACAATAGCAAATGTAACCTCAACAAGTATAAGTGCAACTATAAACCCTTTGGAGTATTCTAGCAAAGAAGAGAATAGAACTCCTGAAATGGTAGAAGCAATTGAAGCAACCGAGATAGCAAATGCCGAAATACGCAACATATTTGACCAAACAAAGTACGAGTTCAAAGTTCGTGAGGGCTTGGGCGATGCATTTGATATGGGCGATATGTGTCTACATACTTATTGGGACAAAGACTCAAAAGTATTAAAAGGTGCAAAGTACGAGAATACTAAGGGAAAGATATGTGCCGAATTAGTAGATGGTAGCAATATAATGTTCGGGAACGCTAACAACCCAGACCCACAAATACAACCATACATATTAGTTGTAGGTAGAGATTTAGTAGAGAATTTAAAAAAGGAAGCCAAAGCATATAAACAAACTGAACAAGTTGATCCTGATACTGAATGGCAATACCAAGCCGGAGATAATGGTAAGGTAGAAATAGAGGGCGACAAATATGGCAAGGCTCTTTACATAATTAAATATTGGAAAGAAAACGGAACCATATATGCTAGCAAGTGTACTAAGTTTGCTTATATGTACAAGAAAGTAAACCTAGGATTAAGTAGATACCCAATAGCATGGATGAACTATAAAAAACAAAAGAACCAATACCACGGAAGAGCAGGATGTACAGGACTAATACCAAACCAAATAGCAATAAATAAACTATTAGCAATGGTAATATACTCTGTAATGAAGACTGCGTTCCCAACAATGGTATACGATGCCGATAAGATGTCAGCACCTACCAATGAAGTGGGTAAGGCAATAGGTATGAGAAATGTACCTGCTGGAGATAATTTAAGAAACTATGCGGGGTATTTAGAAACTGGACAAGTATCTAACCAAGTAATAACAGTTATAGATATGATTATCAACCAAACAAAAGATATGATGGGCATAAATGATGCAGCAGTAGGTAATGTAACACCTGATAATACAAGTGCTATGGCATTAGCTGAAAAGTTGACATCAGTACCATTAGAAAATTTGAGAAGTAATTTGTACGAGTTTACAGAACAATTTGTTGATAACTTGTTAGATATGATAGGAACTAAATATGGTATTAGACCAGTGGTGGTTCGCAACGGAGAAGATACACAAATAGTAGAGTTTGACTTTAATAAACTTAAAGACTTGAACACTAACAAGAGAATAGATGTAGGGGCAATAGGCTATGCTAGTGAGTTGACATCACTAAAAGAACTTAAAGACTTATTAAATATTGGGGCAATAACTGTGGTCGACTATTTAGAAAGACTACCTGAATACCAAGTACCTAAAGTTAAAGAACTAATAGAAGATATTAAAACAAGAATGGGTCTAGTAAGTGGACAAGAACAAGTAGAGAAGAACAAGAAATATGAACAAATGGTAGCATTTATAGAAACACTACCTATTGAAACACAAAACGAATTAAAGAAACTTACTGATGAAGAATTAGAAGTAGCAGTTGAACAACTAATGGCTCAACAACCACAACCAACAGGACAAGAAATGGTGGCAAGTGAGAACTTGAACCAAGCAATAGGTGGAATAGTAGAATAAAGGAGGATGTTATGTTAGAGAAACAATTACTAACGATAGTTGCTGTAATTAAGAAGATACAACTAAAGTTAAAGAAGAATAACATCTCAATAGAAGAACTCAAAGAACTAGTTAATAATATAAGTGAGTTTGATAACACAGATAACGAACAAATGTTTAGTGAACTAGTAAATAAGTTAAATGAGTTTAAAACACTAATAGAGGACAATAGAGAAGAATTGTCATTAGTTAGTGTAAGTTATCAAGATAAGTTAAAAGAACTCTCTACGAGCATAGAATTAAGTTTAGAGGGCATTAAAGAGGGTTTAAAAGACTTTATAACAATAGAAAACATAAATAAGATAGAAACACAACTAACAGACAAGATTAAAGCAATTAAAATAGAACCTCAAAAGGAAATAGAGATAGGTAAAGTAGAAACACTTGATCCAGGCGAGAAAGCAAAAGTAGAAATAACCAAGACTAAAGATAGTTATAGAATAGACTTTTACATACCAAGAGGAGTAAGTGGTAGAGGTATGCCTGGTAAAGGTGTACCAACTGGAGGAACAACTAATCAAGTATTAGCTAAGAACTCCAACGATGATTACGATACTAAATGGGTGGCTAGTGGAAGTGGTGGTACAAGCGACCATAGCGAACTAACTAACCTAGACTATGCAAGTGCAGGACATACCGGATTTCAACCTGCTGGAGATTATGTAGTAGATACGAATTATGTACATACTGATAATAACTTTACTGATGCTTTTGAAACCAAACTAACAGGAATAGAAGCAGGAGCAGAAGTAAACGTACAAGCAGACTGGAACCAAACAACTAACACAGCAGATGACTATATTAAGAACAAACCTACTATACCAAGTGCTTATGTATTACCTACAGCAAGTACAACGGTATTAGGTGGAGTCAAAATAGATGGCTCTACAATAGCAATAAATGATGGGGTTATAAGTGCTACCACAGGTGGTGGTGGAGATGTAACCGGACCAACCGGTGCAACAGCAGATGATATAGCAATATTTGATGGAGCAACAGGTAAGATAATCAAAGATAGTGGAGCAAAAGTAACTGACTTAGTACCATACACAGGAGCAACAGGAGATGTAAACTTAGGCGACCATAGTATATCTAATATACCAGCAGGAACTATAGCGGCAACAACTGTACAAGCAGCAATAAATGAATTAGATACCGAAAAAATAGCCAAGACTGCAAACATAACAGCATTAAATGAAACAGGAATTGCAGATGGCGAGATAGCAGTATTCAACTTAACTAACAAAGATATACGTACTAGTGATAAGACCATCGTAACAACATTAGGAACAGATGATACAACAGTACCTACAAGTAAGGCAGTTAAAGATGTAACTGATGGAAAAGTAACAAGTAATGTAGCAATAGTAGCAGCAACTAAAACTAAAATATCTTATGATATAAAAGGACTAGTAACAAGTGGTGCAGATGCAACGACGGCGGATATAGCAGACAGCACTAATAAAAGATATGTAACTGATGCTCAATTAGTAGTAATAGGTAATACTAGCAATACTAATACGGGTGACCAGACTTCAATAGTAGGAATAACAGGAACTAAATCGCAGTTTGATACTGCTTGTAGTGATGGGAACTTCCTATATAGTGGAGATGTAACACAATACACAGATGAGATGGCACAGGACACAGTTGGAGGTATATTAACAGATACAACTACAATAGACTTCACTTATACCGATGGAACACCAAGCATAACAGCAGATGTAAAAGATGGAAGTATTACTTA